TCTTCAAGTGTACGCAACTGATTCAATGGCTTGATAGCCTTATGCAAATAAGAAAGCACCATTGTTCCATTTGTATCTGTTAAACCAGATGTAACATGAAGAATAGAATCTTTAGCAATACGCAACCCTGTAGTTGTTGGACCAACTGATTTGTTACCGTAGTTGAATCCTTTATCATTGTAAATGTAGTATTCGTTTTGAATTTTGGTAATAACAGCTTCATTGGTTTCACCGCCAATAGCTCTTTTTTTTGCTACTTCGCGGATCTTACGAATTTTGCGAGGATCAATGTATCTTACTTCTTTAATACCAGACTTTGGGTCTTTGTCGTCAATAACAACATGATAATAAAGGCGACCATCAACATACCATCTACGATAAATTTCGTAAGCATGGCGATTGAAATCAAGAATGTTTAGTACGTTACTAAACTCATCACGAATAGCTTTTTTAATATTTTCTGTAATTTCTAATGAATCCAAATCAATTTTTACAATTTCTTCTTCGTCAATTGACATAGATTCGTTGACAATTTCGTCAACAGCAGAATCACATTCTGGCTGTAATGCCATTTCGCGATATTTTGTTACTAATTCTGCTTCTGTTCTTACTGTACCATCAAGATCAACATACGTTCCAAAAGAACCGCCAGCAGCAACAACAACTGCGCCATCATCAGTATCTTTTGGCGTAAAAGAAGGCTGCTGTTTATCTGTTGTTACTTTTCTTTTGAACTCAAATCCAAAAAGTTCTGCCATGTGTTTTCCTTCAAATAGAAGAGGGGCTAAATCAGCCCCTCTCTAATATTACATATTCCAAGAGGCTATCATTATATATTAGTTGGAAACAGGAGATGTAGCAGCGCCAAGGTAGGCGTTTCTCAACTCTGTTCCATCAGTTGGCAGCCAGTAATCATACGAGAATGTTACGCCAAATGTTTCAATTTGATTTGTTGAATCCCAGTTTAGGTCGATTGAATCGACTGTTGTTGGGAAAGCACCAATAATATCGTAACCACGAATTAGATTACCAGACTTTGAATATTGCAGAACATTCAATGTTGCCTTGTAGTCGTTTTCTGAACCATATGCCTGACGGACGTTAGCCTGTAGCTTGTTTAGAGCATTTGACCACTTTTCAAACATTGAACGAACAAGGAAATCCTCGTCGTTCATTACTGTTACTGTCCAATCAGAAAATGTTCTATCACCAGCAAACTTAATAGGACGACCGAAGTAGTTTACATCGATAGCACTAATAGTTGCAGCTGGCAATTGTGCCGCACGGCAGGTGAATCGGAACTTAGTGTCCGATCCAGTATCTGCCGCAACGAATGTTGGAATTGACAAGTACACTTCGAAGAGCGAAGGACGAGCACCACCAAGAGTTAGACCTCTTGACTTGAAAGTGCTGATATTAAAACCTGAAGCCATTTATTATACTCCCTTTCGAGTTTTATCTATTTATTAGAACTTGCCAACAACTTCAGAGAACTGAACGCCTGTAGCAACAGCAACAAAGTTAAGCTGAATGAAGTTGATTGAACGAGCTGGCTTAATATAGATATCACCGATGAACTGGTTTGAATCGATCACTTGAGGTGTATTGTTTGTATTATCACAGACAACTAAGAAGTCAGTAATACCACGACGACCTTGAATGTCACGAAGATAAGGTGTAATCAGGTTTTTGAACTGTGCTCTTGTAAACTCATCATTGAACTCGAATAGAGTAAACTTAGAAGCAGTTGCAATTGCCTTTTCAAGAACAATAAACAAGCGACGAACATTGATTCTATCGAATGCAGATGGCTTAGATTGAAGTGTTTTATCACCGTAAAGAACTGTACCTTCACCTGGGAATGATACAACTGGGTTGACACCATTCTTGTAAAGATTGTCTCTTGCGGATTTGCTAGGATTATAACGCATCTTTACGATATTTTTAATCTGACCACGGTTCAATCCAGCTGGCGACCACCATGGATCACGCTGCGAATCAGTACGAGCACAAAGACCAGCTACGTCACCATTTGATGGAACGTAACGATAAATGTCATTGTAACGATCATACATGTATTTGTAACCTGAATCCATTACAGCATAAGAGCTATCATGAATTATGTTTCTCCAAGCAACAATTGCAGATGATTCATTACCACCATTTCCAGTTGTAATTGCATCGTCTGGGGTTAAAAATACAACACAATCTTTTCTTGTTTCTGCAATGTTATCGATTAGATAATTTGCAAGTTGGAAATTGTTTACTGTGAAGCCACCAGAAACAGTAGTTCCACTGGTTGGTTTACCTTGAAGAACAAGAGAAATATCTACATCTTCTGGTGAAGCAAACAATTGATACCCATTTGTAAGCATTGATAGAGGAATATTTGCTTCTGTATAACCATCAGAACCACCACTAAATGACATTGTTACAGGATACATAATTGATGAAGATGTAACATTAGTGGCTGTATTAGATACAGCATAACCATCATCATTGATAGCCCAAATATATTTTGAATTTTGATTAACAATGTTTTTATAGTAATTTGTTTGACCACCAACTGTTTTTGCATCTGTAGCACGAGAAACATTGACATATGTTTCAAGAATAGCACCTGGAGTGCCAGTGAAACGACCATATTGATCTGTAACAACAATACTCATTGTATCAATAGCAGCGCTGTTACCAAAATTGCTAACGTACTCTGAAGTTGTTGGAGCATTATCAACTACATTGAAATATTCCCAATTACGGTTGATTACAATAGAAGTTGTTGAACCATTTTCTGTTGTATTTGCAACAAAATTCTTACCAAGACTATAGATATTATCAAAAACCATTGTTGCAGTAGAAACAGCAGCATTAGAATTATTTGTAATTGACTTAATAGTGTTGTATTGGATACCAATTGAACTATTACCAAGAGTAACATGATCACCAATTACAAAATCATTTAAAATACCATACAATAAGGTATTTGAAGCAGATACATTACCACTTGTTGATGTAGCTATAATTGTAGCAACCCTAGAACCAACACCAATAGAGAATGTAGCTTTAGTATCTTGGAAGTTTGAAATTGTGTGTGTTTCAGCAACACCAGTTCTTGCTTCTGTAATGTTAACATTTGAACCACCTGGAGATGTTGTCAAAGCAAATGCAGAGCTGTTAACAAACGAAACGTAGTAAACAGCATTGTTTGTAAGACCACCAATTACTGTGTTACCAGTTGGAACTGTATAAACAAGTCTTGAACCAACTTCTAGCTTTGTGCTAGCATTAGTAAGAAAAATTGTGTTTGATGTTGTATCAACACCAGTTGCGTTAGCCTGTAAACTAAATGTTGCTGGTGTAGCATAAATTAACTGAACATTTGATGAATATGCAGCATCACTGTGGCAAACAGAAACTTGTAAGGAATTACCAATATCGCCTGGATAACGAGAAGCAAATAAAATGTTGCTATCAAATGTACCATCTTTTGCTGCGAAATCATTATTATTAAGAATGATTGCACCGTTAGAAACGGAACCTACGTTACCATATGAATTTTTTGCAGAAACTGTATTAGCTTCAGAAGCTGTAGTGTTAGCTGCACGAACTACATAGAGGCTATTGGTATAACCTAAGAAGTTAGCAGCTGTAAACCATGTTTCTGCATTGTTTGCATTTGGTTTACCAAACATACTAACAAGAGCTGATTCGGAATCGATTAGAACACGTTCACCGATTGGACCCCAATTGAAAACACCTGCAATAGCGCCAGTTGATGTGGCAACTGCAGGAACAATTGTTGTCAAGTCGATTTCGGTAACATTTACGCCTGGACTTAGTTGAAATGGCATTTGGACTCTCCTTCCATAAAAAGGTATTTGTAATTCTACAAATTATTTATAATTTTTCAGTTTCTACTCCAAACATCCAATTACCTGACTGCGGCAAGTCGAGAACATCGTAATCCTCTCGACCATCATCAACAAATCCAAAAGGAGAAAGATCATTCATAATATCTTCCTCAGATTTTTCTCGGAGCTTCAATAATGTATTTATGTCTGTATAATCTTTGAAATATTGCTGGTCCGAGAGCCATGCAAACAAAACCAGAGGCATTACCATATCATCATGTTTGCCTTCTTCAGCTTCATAGCTGACACCTTTTCTTGAAAAGGTTGATAATTCTTCTATTGTGTGGAAATCGTTTATCACAAGCTGATTTTGTTCGACGAGCAATTTAAGAATGGCGCAACCAGTAGCTTTAACCTGTTTTGTGGTACGGATACCCCTATCGACATTTGACCCACCGCCAGTGTAAACACGTTTGCCAGCTCTACCAGCATTTTCTGTAAATAGCACATGCTCATACTCAAAATCAAAATGAAGCGATGAACTTACCTGCTCACCAATATCGTTTATTTCAACGAGCACTTGAGCGTTATTGTATGCTTTTGATACTCTGAAAATAACGTCGGCGTAGTCTATTGGTGTAATCATATTATTGCGATATGAGCAAACCTGTGTATAGGGCATTTTAGTAACATCAATTACATGAAATGCCGAGTAATCGAGACCTTTGCCTCTTGAAACGTCGCAAATTGTGACATAAACATGATTTGCTATTGGTTGAATATATTGAAACAAACCATCTTTTTGAGTGATTGGAGTTTGGTGGACAAGCTCTTTTAGTTTCCAACCAGCAATAAGCGTGCCAGAGCTACCCATAAACTCAACACAATATTCCTGCTCGAACTTCTCAATATTAAAGTTCATTGAAGCAAGAGTTTGCTCTTTCCACTTTTCATCACGTCCAGGAACTTTGTTGTATGTTACTTCAATTGGATTATAGCCATTGCGATTCTCTTTAGCATTTGTCCACAACGCATAGAAGTGATTTAGCCCATTTGGTGTTGAAACGAGAACAATCTTTGATTCTTTACCAGATGAAATTGTAGGATAAACTGAAGTAAAGAATGTATCCCAATTATCAATGAACGCTGCTTCGTCAATGAACAGTAGGTTTATAGAATAACCACGAATTGCATCAGTTGATGTAGCCGCAGCTATAACACGAGAGTTATTCTCAAGCTCCATCGAGCCTTTATTCCATTCCTTAACACCTTGTTGAAGCCATTTAGGTAAGTGCTGATATGCTAACTGAACACGCCCAAGAATTTCGCGTGCTGTTTCACCTTTGTTGGCAAGCAGAGCTACCGTTTTTTCAGCATGGAATATGATGTACCAGAGAATGAAAGCGCAGGTTACAGTTGATTTACCAGCCTGACGAGCAGTAGCAATAATCGTAAAGCGATTATCCTGCATAGACTTCAACATATCTTTTTGGTAATCATATAGTTCGAAGCTAACAAGACCCCTGTCAATGTTAATAATTTTCATATACTTTTCTGTGAAGTATATTACATCCCCAGAACATTTAATATATTCTTGAACTAGCTCTGGTGTCCATTCAATATTTTGATTAGCTTTTTTAAGGAGAAGATTACCGTTGTAACCTTTAAGACCTTTTAGTTTACTTAGATCCACTTCCACTTTTCATACTTTCAATTGCTTTTTGAAGATCAGCTGTTGATCCTACAAACAAATTATTGGTAACAGATTTTGCCTGTTCATTGGTCGGTGTATCTTTTGCATCAATCTCACGAATATCTTTTTGAAGTGCGAGGAGATCTTTATTTGCCTGAAGCATTGTATCCATCAGCTTTGCCAATACTTCGAAAGCTCTGGGATGTTGGCTACTATCAGCAATCTGCGATAGCTTTTCCATTGCATTGACACCATTTTGAATCACTTCATGAATATTTGATCTTGCCATCTCAAAATCATTTTTGGCACTATCATCATGAGCTTTTGTAATTAGCGATCTAACAGTGGAATCAGTTGTTTGTATTGGAGCAAGGTTTAACGCCTTACCAATAGGATCATTATTACTCTGGGGCATCTATCTTCTCTATTACATATCCAAAATCATCAGTTATATTAATATCAGCCACGGGTATTGAAAGCTCTGCATTCGATGTTGGCGAACCATTAGCAAGCAACCCTGGCTGTATATGTATGTATGATACATTTGTAGTATTACCAACTGATGTAGTTAACTGTCCATCTGGCACAGAAGGTGTATAAAAATATACATTTGCATATTTGATAATTTTGCCTGTTTTCACTGGTCCATATAGATAACCTTTCAAAGTGAAATCTAAAGTCCAAGTGATTGTTTGTCTTTGTTTAAAATCACCATCGTATGAATCTTCATGACTAATGCTATTCATAATGATAGGAATATCTTTTGTTTCGTTCATCTGTGGAATCAACTGAACTGTAACCGTAAAGTCTGGTGTAAAAAACGGAAGAATTTGTTCAATAATTTTTGTTCCGTCCTCAACATTCTTTACAATAACATATAATCTAAATCCAAAATTATATGGAACAGGATTGTATTGGTAGGAAAGAATGTTGTTATTGGCATTTTTGACAGCTGATCTATTGGTCGTTGGTAGCTTACGGTCGCCATCATATGTTGTTGATGTCATTTCAAATGCAATCAATGGAAGAGGTATTGTTGCTGTTGGACGATCGATGTTTGGATCTTGCTGAATACGAGCCAGCATCTTATCTTTGGGCGAATAAGTGATCGGAACTTTTATGTACGCTGTTTGATTGCCGTCTTTATCGGTTCTTGTAATATGAATGTCGTTGAACAACGTACCAAATAGAGCAACGTATTTGCGGATAGTTTGGAAATAAAAATTTTGCCCAAACATTATACATGCCTCTCACTGAATGGGTCATGTACACTGAAATCAACAAACTGATCTGATTCTTGTTGAATTATATCGTTATCGCCCGTTCCAATGATTGTTTGCATATCATACTGCTCGACGACAATATAATTGCCATCTTCATCAAGTAATGGTTGACCTTGTTCATCATTAATAGTATAATCAAGAATGTTCGTACTGAACTTAGTTTGGATAGCATCGATCTCTGGTATACCTGTATTGAATACCTCATCAGAGTATTCGAACAGTTCACATGTCATTTCCCATGTTTGTAAAGCTCCGAGCTGATAGAACATCTCGAACTTATTGACATACTTTATTTGGAAGCACTTGTTGTTCAATGGAAAGTAAATAAGATCACCTTCGCGTGGGCGAGGGAGAGTAGTATATGCTCCAATTTCCTGATTGAATACTTTTTGAGCACAAGAAAAGATAACTTGATCTCTAATTTCAAGACCAAACTTCGACATGAAGTTTCCGTCACCAGAGAATCCATCAACTGACTTAATATAAAACTCCATCATGAATGCCTGTGTATATGATGATTGATCATCAGCAGTATACAGTTTATCAAGATTGTTTATATTACGAGGAACATAGTACATGTCTTCACCATAGATGCGAATTGCTTCTATGATAAGATTCTCAAGAAGATTTTGTTCTTGAGATTGTTTAAAATTATTGAAATAGAAATTGGTTGCCATTTTATCAACCGATCATGTCTGCGATTGGCAATGAACTGTCGTAAATTTGTTTTTCTAGCTCTTGTCTTTCTCTAATACCTTCATCGTAAATTTGCTGACCGTTGAATGTAATACCACCTGGAAGCTGCATTCCACCAAACTTCTTTAGATTGGTTCCCCATTGTTCTTTAATAAGAGCTGTTGCATAGTTCTGAAGCAAACGCTCACCAAATGCTTTTGGGTAAACAGCTGGATCAACTACTTGATACGCCTCAACGATAACAAAGTCGCCAACATTGATAATATTCCAGTCCATATCGATATAAAGTTTATTGATCAATCTATTATATCGAAGTGGCTGCTG